GGTAAAAGATTCTTAAACTATGAAGACCCAGACTGGTCAAAAGAAGATTTTGAATGGGTTAAGAATGAAGATGGCACACAAATAAAAATCTAGTCAATATGACATAATAACCCAGCGACAATTTGTCGCTGGGTTTTTTTATGTTAATAAATTGGCATTTTCCTCCAATCTTCAAGCTACAAGCTACAAGCTATTCTTGTGCTATTGCTTTTGGTTCGGTATTCCAAGAAATTCCGATAACCTTTTGACGCTTTTTGTCTAACTCGGTTATTAAAGCGGAAGGCGCTTCACTTTCCATGATAGTATCCAGCTCATCTTGTTTGGCTACTTCTAATTTAGCAAGTTGTTTACCTTCAGGTCTTCTCTTTATTTCTTGACTTGCAAGTGCTTTAGCCCAAACTCTAATCTGATCTTCACAGTCGGATAATGTGATTTTATCATCATCATAACTATAACTGTCCTTATCAAAGTTAGATTTTAGTCCTTCTTTTCTTTCTTTAGTAGACGCTTTTTTCTCAAAGAAACTTTGAGCTGATTTTTGAGCTTTAACCAACATTTCTTCAGCACGTTTTAAAGCGTCAATTATCGGTTGTGCGCCAATCTTAACTGCAAGTTTCTTACTTGCTCTATTAGTCGCTTCAGTCGTAAATTGTTTAACTAATAGTTCTTGTTCTTCAATTAAAGGATTATATGTTCTATTTGTTTTAGAACAAAAATGATCTAATTGATATTTTGTCATTTTAGGCATATTATTTTCTCCATTTCTGTCATATATTATATATGATTTGAGATAAAAAGTCAATGGACAAATTGACGCAGGGCTGCGACATATTGTCGCAGGGACAATTTAGTTCTTGACACAAGATGTAGTGGCTGTGGATAACTTTAAATAAATCTCAAATTGACACATTGTTGCCATAATTTATTAGTATAATTTTATTATAAATAAAAAAGGAGAAAAATGAAAATAAGCAAAAAAAAGATAAAGAAGTTTTTAGACTTCAAACATAGAGAATATTGCAAACAAACGCTATATGTAACAGAGCTTGATGTTGCAATTGATGTCATACAAGATTTTTTAAACTGTGACCCATTAGAGATTGGAAAACTACAAGCTGGGACATCTGACTTTATTTCATCTACTATTTTAGAAAGACGAAAAAAGGAGATTGAAATATTCGGTAACATTTTGTGATGTAGATTGACATATTGTTGCCACAATTATCTAATATAATATATGACATGCAAAACAAACAAATAAAACAACAAAAATACGAAGCTGAAGTTGTAAAACGAAAGCAAGGAATTGAGAACGCAAGGAATGAGAGAGAATTGCGTGAATCTCAAGACCAAAGGCAAAACAGTTTCGTAGAGAATTTTGAATCTGGTGAATTAGTTCACTAGCTTTCAAAAGGGATCAGGTTGAAATAACATTGGCCTCTGCCCTGAAGATCGGGCGGGCCTGATCCCAGATCCATTGAGTACTATGCATAGTGCGTATTTTGTGTAAGTACTTGCACATAGACAATGGATCTGGGATCAGTGTGAGAAGAGTTTGATCAACTCGTAATGGCCCGAGGCGGGCGCTCTACACTGATCCCAGATCCTATGAGGTCGCGCTATAAGGTAAAACGCCTAGTAGGATCTGGGATCAGTAAGGAAGATAAAATATGGGGGAAACCAGAATAATCCCCAGGCTATATGAAAGCCGGGTCCACTGGTACTGATCCCTGGTCCAGATGGCCTCGCGCGATGCCTATCAAAAACTATGCGGCCTGATAGCTGGACCAGAAATAATGAAAAAAAGCCACAAGCCACAAGCCACAAGCCTCAAGCGCCTGCGACATTTTGTCGCGCGTCATATCGCTTCTTGACACGAATTGCCATAATTCTGCCATAATTATCATATATAATATATGACAACAAAAGGATATAAATGGATACAACACAATTAAAAAGAATAGCCGATGCAATAGAAGAGATCTTGCGCATCGTTAAAAAAGACATGGAGCCGAGTGTTAAAAAAAGAAGCACATAAAATCACTGGCGGCCTAAGCAAACCGTCTAAGATGCCGGGGCCGGCGTATAATCTGCCGGCCATCAGGTGCAAAACTGGGTCTAAGCTTAGAAAAATAAAAAATTCTGTATGCTCAGGCTGCTATGCATTAAAGGGGCGTTATGTTTTTCCCAACGTACAAAATGCCTTAGAGCGTAGATATCAGAGCCTGGACCACGTGCAATGGACCGATGCTATGACAGTATTGGTTAAGGACCATCCCTGGTTTAGGTGGCATGATTCCGGCGACGTCCGAGATCTAGATCATCTACACAAAATTTTTAAAGTTTGCGCGGATACACCGGATACTAAGCACTGGCTGCCGACGCGTGAACCATGGGTACAAAAAATAGAAAAAGAAAAAATTCCTAAAAATTTATGTATTAGAGTATCTGGGGCCATGATCGATGGACCTAGCTCCAAGGCATGGCCATGGACTAGTACTGTCTCAACGAAGAGCAGGACCTGTCCAGCTGCGGACCAAGGCAATGAATGCAAAGATTGTCGACAGTGTTGGGATAGAAATACGCAAAACGTTACATATGGTAAACACTAGTTCTCCTGGACGTGCGGCAAATTGCCGCGCGTCAATATGTTCTATTGACAAAAGCCTCAAGCTCCAAGCTCCAAGCCGCAAGCTCCAAGCGTGCGACATTATGTCACATTGACACAAGATGTAGGGGTGCGACAATTTGGCACTTGACTTTATAATGGATATCATATATAATGTATGACAGGTTAAGCAAACAGGTGCTGCGTCAAGGACCAAGAACCGACGAATCCAACGGCCTGGGTAGACGAAAGCCTATCGCTAAAGCTGAAAAACGTGGGACGGAGTCCTGCCGGCGAAGGACCATAAAGGGTGCAGCAAGCCCGAAACAGCCATCCCGAATCAGAGTCTACTCATGCTTGGCCTGCGACTCATAGGTGCTTTACCAGGTAATGCTGAAAGCACAGTCGCAAGCTCCAAGCTGCGACAAATCGTCGCGCGACATTATGTCATATTGACAGAAGCTCCAAGCGACAAGCTTCAAGCCCCAAGCTACAAGCCTCAAGCTCCAAGCCATCCCTAGCCAGTTCCCTGATCCGTGAACCACGGTACATGGATATTGGAAAAGTTTTTGATGCTCGAGGACCGAGGGCCTCGGCTATGATAAATGTGTTGTGTGGATGTTTCACGTGGAAGGCAATTTGATGCGGGGAAAATTTTAATTTTTTACCCTTTGTAACTTTTAACTCTACTGTAAAAAAGTGACCAGAATCATTATAGCCCAATAGATCAGGAGTGCCAAGAGAGCTAAGATTTTCAAGTCTAATCCATGAAATTCCTTTAGAATTTTTACGAAGTTTTTGATATAATTTTGCCTCTGGACCCATGTCTTTATCGAGGTTACAACCCCGTTCATTAGTAGGTATTTTTAAGCTTAGGGGGAATAATAAGATTCTTTTTAGTTGCGCTTTTTAATACTAACCGATGCGCAGTACCACTATGACCTATAAGAGGAGAAGAATGCTCATGAACTTCCATTCGTTTTATCTCTTCCAAGTAACCATCTTTCTCTACCATAACAATAGCATTCGAAATAGCATTTCCCTGACGACTGCCATCTGATTTTGCTTCAGTAAATTTAGATAAATATTGTTGTAAATCTTTTACTCTCACTGCAATCCTGCTTTCCTAATAAGATCTTCCTTATTCTTAATATGATCGCTTATTTGCTTCGACAATATTTTGTTATCTGCTTCAACTTCTGTGAGTCTTGTTTGAAGTTTTCCATTTAATTCCTGATGAAGTTTATTGATTTCTTCAGCCTCCTTCACCCTAGCTTGCAACGCACGCATCTCTGGAGAGTTATTTCCAATACCTTTTATGATTGTATTCTCACCTTCAGCTTCTTGAGCTCTTTTCTTAAGTACTACATTTTCTCTTTGATATTTATCATTAATATCAAGAGCAATAGATAATGACTTATCTAGTTCCTCAACTCTTTTGGTTAAATCTAATTCTCCTCTGTCGTCTGTCATTTTCTTATAATATGTTTCCTTAAGGCTCTAACTAATCTTTCAATATTATCTATAATATCAATTAGGGTTTGACTTTTAATAAAATGCTCTTCCCGTTTTATGGTATCGTATTCTGTAAGAGGTATGGTGACAGTACGTTTAGACGTAGCTGATTCATCCTCATAAGTAGCTTGTTCTGCTATTTCTTTACTATCTTCTAAATTATCTTTCATTATTGACATTTTATAATAGTTACCTTAAAATGTCAACATGGGAGTTCCAAAAAGACTTACAGAAATGCAGAAAAGATTCGCCGAATTTATAATATTTGGTGGACCTGACGGACCCGTATCACAGGGAGAAGCAGCAAAACTAGCTGGCTACAGCCATAACAGGTGCAGACAAGAAGGATCCGAACTAATGAATCCTAGACTATCTCCTTTGGTAGTAAGGTATATAGGGCAATTAAGAGAAGAAAGACTTAGAAAACATGCTGTCACTTATGATGGTCATGTAGCTGAACTAGATAGAATTAAAAATCTAGCATTGAAGAAAGGTTCATTTTCTTCTGCAGTAAACGCTGAAACCAATCGTGGCAAGGCAGCAGGACTATACATAGAACGCAAAATAATAAAAACAGGTAAACTAGAGGACCTAACAGAAGAACAACTAGAAGCAAAGATGAAACAAATTTTAGACGACTACGAACCTCTTTTAAATGCGAAGCAGATTGAAGGCGAAGTGATTGAATCACCTAAATCTTCACCATCTTCTTCACACAAGCCAAAGGAATCATTGTCCGATCCCCAAAAGTCAAAGACCCATCCTCTTCCCGATCATAAGACGCAAACAGTTTAATAGCAAACCTATCCTTATTATACAACCAACCCTCATTAACAGGAGAAGCTAACTTCATTTTATTAAAACCCTTTTCATCCGCCCAACCTGAATCAGACAGTATATCAATCCACTCAACTCTCACCTTTGAGTACGGAATATTGTCCGGTTGAATAGCGCTTACGAGTTTTCTTTTTGCTCTCGGTTTTCTCTTTTTTGGTTTTCTTCTGGGCATAATAGTATCTAGGGTTGTGTCTCCGATTGAATATATCTACAAATCTCTCCGTTGTAAATCTTGTATATAGGGATGTGAGAGCATAGATAGGTTATTAAAACACATAATAGTTTGCTTACCCCCCTAGAGGATGACATATTGACAGATTCTAAAAAATGAAATGTCACACAATATGTCACTATTTTGCTTAAATTCATATTGATTTTCCTATGTTTTTTATCTTTCTGACAGTATGACAGATTATTTTGATTTGAAAAAAAAAAAATAAAATCATTTATTCCTGTGAGATTACTATATGTAGATGCCTGTCTTTCTTTTGCCATATTTCTGCCTTATTTCGGCCACATTTGATTGAATTAGCCCAATTGCTTGGGCTAATTGGTGACGTCAGCAAGATGGATGAAAACTGATCGCATAGAGCGATCGAGGGATGCAGAGACATCCTGCTGACTTGGGTCAAGAACTCACTAATCCTTGTTAGATATTCTCTGTCCCTAACTGTAAAATCTGTTATCATTTAATAGGTTCCAATTCATCTTGTAGTTGTTCTGATGTTGTTTTTACGTTTTTCATTTCCCATTTAGTTATAATATTGCTAATCTGTTGGTATGGGTAGTTACGAGCGACCATGTCATCACGGTAGTCTTTAATTTCTTTTAATAATTCTTCTAGTTCTGTGTTCATATGTTTTTATGATGGGTGCCATTGTGACGTCTTCGAATAGGGGTTAGAAACTTATCACAATAGCTAAGAGGCCCATCAGCCCCCGATAATTTAGTTTCACCCCGTTCTGTAATTCTATTCATTTTTTTCCTTATTTTTTAAACATTCTTTAGAGAGATATTCTTCGTTATCTATTAAATCTTGTATAGATTTGGCTCCATCTTTAACTTCATTAGTATTAAAAATTATTGGACAATCATCAAAACCTCCACTCTCATCAACACAGTTATTAGATAGATAACGTGAGTACCTTTCTCCATCTTCTCCTAATATAACTAGTTCAACAGGTGCATTCATATCGTAATTTAATAATTTATTTATTAGTGTTTTTACTTTCATCAAAATCCTCCGCTTTCATTGGTTTAGTTCTTTCTTTTTCATCGTTAATCAATTCATGATAATAATCTAGTCTTTTCAAGAATTTATGCTTCCAGCTCTTCAGCTCAGCGTCCTGTATCTTGAACTCCTGATAATATAAATCCGGCGTACAAATCATTATAACACCTTGTCTTATAGTTGATCCGTAGTATGCATCGTGAGCCATGGCGTATGCTGCAATCTGTATTTTATAATCTTCAATCCACTCTTCTTTCTTGGGTCGATTCGATTGTTTAAAATCAATAATAGTATCTAAATCATTGTGATTACATACGAGATCAGTAGACCCAGCATACAGCCCAGGATAGTGTAACATAACTTCACTACCATAGTATTCCGAAACAGGTGCAAGACCCACTTCAATAATTTTTTCGGCCATGGGCTTCGCCTGGCATCCGATCTCTGTAAGATCATCGTAGCCAACTCCTTGTATATGAGACTCCAGGAATTTGTGCATGGAAGTCCCCCTCCTACTAGATAGATTCGTGATTCGTTCTGCTTCTTCTTCTCCAACTTTTTCTTTCCAATCTTTTAAAAATTGTTGATTTTTTGTAGCACCTAATACCGTAGTCACACTAGGAAGTCTAGTTCCTATGATGTCATAAACCCTGGTCCCGGTATCAACATCCGTGATCTGTTTTCCCTGTATATATTTGTATTTATTACTTTTTTTCATATAATTTTTTTACATCTTTTTTAGCATTATACTTGAAAACATTATTAAATAATTTTTTAACTTCTTTCATCTGGATATCTTTATTAATAATACCCCTCTTAACGAGTCTATGATATAATTTTTTAGTTTCTTCCTGGTCTTTTTCAAAATCAATACTACTCATCTGTACCCTTACTTGTTAAATTGACTGGGCAAAAGTTACCTATTTTTCCTTTCTCAGGCAATGGTTCTAGTTGAGTTAATTTTATTTTTGAAGTTTTTCGCCACTCCTTAATACTTGTTTTCCATTTTCTTAAAAAAGTCACTATGTCTTCAAGTGCAACCTCTGCTCCCATTTGTTTTTTAAGCCCAACTCTTTTTAAAATAAGATTAAGCACTCTATCTTCATTTCTTAATTTACTCAGATTAAATTGAATTCTACTAAATTCTAGACTTTTTTTAGGTGTGCGCTCTGTTTGTGATACTTGATTATTCATCTATTTTTCCTTTCTTTGTAGATATCAAATTATGAGCATAAACTAAATCAAAGTTAGGTAATTTATTTTCATAAGTAGTTTTTTCCAAACATTCTTGTAATTGAATTAA